CTTGTGCAGCTTGCTTTCTACCTTCTTTTTTGCCTTGTTTTTTCATATGGTTCATTAGCATTAACATACCAAGACCTGCTTTTTTTGGTTTTCTTGCTAGTTTTCCTCTTCTAGCACCAAATTTATTTTTTAATCCTGTATTTACTGCTTGTTTACCAAAATCTTGTATATTTTGAGATTGTCCTGCACTTTTACCTGTAATAGGATCAACTGCATTAGCATCTGGTGAAACTGTACCACTTTTCTTTTTATTCATTTGCATGTATTTCATCATTCCTGCTAATCCAAAAATAGGCATTAACATTCCTTTACCTGCTTTAATTGGTTTGTTTTTCATAACTTTACCTCCTTTACTATAGTCATAAAATTTATCACTATATTTTTTTTTAGTTTTTCTTGTAGAATCTGTTCTGTAAGTCTGAACATGAGCCTCTCTTCTTGTAGGTTGGCCTGCTACAGGTAAAAAATCTCTAGCAGGATTTTTTCTATCTCTTTTTTTCAAAACTAATTTTTTGAATTGTTTAAACTTATCTTTACCTTTGCTATCATATCTTTTTGTAGGAATTTTTAAACCATATTTTTTACCTTCCATTCTTGTGCTAATTGGAATTTGATTATACTTTATCGCAAGAACCTGTTTTTCGGTCAATTTCTTTTTCTTTTTTACTTTAGCTTTACTTACCCTTTTACCCCCACCTGGAACAAAACCAGTTTTACTCATCCTTTCTGCTAATGGATCAATTCGTTTAACTTTAACCTCATCACCCTTATTAAATTTTTTCATCATAGCTCCTTTGTTAGCTTTTTTAGGTCCCCAATCTTTTTTCTTTACACCACTTGGGTCTTTGGCTTTTCCTGCACAAATTTTAGATGCGTAGGCGTTTGCGTAGGCTGAAGGATATACCTTAAACTTACGTTTTGCTGCTGCTTTACCTCTGGGACATAATTTTGTCATATGTTATTTTACCTTTTTTTATATCTTGTGTCTACACGACTCAATTTCTTCTTTTTACCTTTGTTTAAAAACTTTTTCTTTTGTGGAGGCTTTGTTATTTGTTGCCTCATACTTCCTCTGTTTAATGCCATTTATTTTCCTTTATCTTAAACGATATCTTGTTTGACCTTGTTCATTTTTGTAAGCTTCTTTATAATCATGTTTGTTATAACCTTTGTTAAAAGAAACATGAACCCATCCTGAATGAGGCCCTTCTTTTTCATTATAAAATTCTAATATAAGTTGATCAAAATCTAAATTAGCATTTATCCAATCACTAAGTTCTACATTACTAAATCCTAATACTTCTATATCAGCTGCTTGACCTAAAACATGTTGCGATGTTTTACTACCACCTATTTTAGTATTTAATTCTTTACATCTAAAGCCAGAGCTTATAATCATAGGTTTCATAAAATGATTTCTTACAGGCTGTAAAACACCTTCGCATAAACTTTTTAAATTTATAATGTTAGTCATACTTGGTGTGTTATCTATACCATGTCTTGTGGCTGTTTGAGATTTTGTAAATTCATGTAAGCTAAAATTTGTTGTTAATTTCATTTAACATTTCCATCTACGTCTTGCTTGACGTAATCTTGAATTAGGGTCTTTAGCTGCTTTAGGAAACATTTTCATTTGTCCTGCACTTCTTGCACAAAATGATTTACGTCTTTTTGCAGATTTACTTCCTGGTTTTACATCTCCAGTAACAGCAGTTTTTAATTTTGAACCTGGGTTTTTTGCTCTATATGCTTTTACACCAGCTTGCGTCATTCCCGCACCAGACTTTGTAGAACGAAAGTTCTTTTTGTTTCGGGGAGGCATGCCTCCCCTTTTTAAACCAATTAGGTCTGCTGTATAATTATCCATTATCAGTAGCTGATGTAATCGGTGTTACAAAAACTGTAACAGAGGTTACGTTACTAATAGTCAAGTGCATATCAGTTTTAAATAAAATACCGTCTAAAGGCATATCTACCTGATATTGATCAGCTGCACTTCCAGCAGGTGTTGCGATAACAAGTTTTTGTGTACCGCTTCCACCTCCATCTTTAAAAGTTAAACTTCCAGCTGACGCATGACCTACATAATAAATAGATAGCAATCTTGTTCTACCAGACTGAATAGCTCCAGTACTAGTTAAAGTTAATGCACCTATATCTGAGTTCATAATTTTCTCCTATTAACTAGCTACATCGTAACCAAGTATTGTGATAACTAATTTACCTGCATCATAAGTTCCTGCTGTAGAGGTTCCACATGTAAGATACAAATATTGGTCAGCAGCAATTGTGTTACCAACTGTTCTTGAACCAAGAGTAGCATCACCACCATTAATAATTAAAGTTGATGTTAAACTACCTATTGCTGTGTCTTCTACACCAGTTCCTTCAGTTGCTGAGTGTAAATCAATATCAGGGTCTCCAGTAGTAGGTGCTTCAAAACATTCCATAGTTACACCAAAAACAACACCTTGGTTTGCTGTTGTTACTCTTCCGATGTAAGCAACTCCTGCACCATCAGCACCAATAATATCTCCAGCTGTACCACCACAATTCAAACCAGTAAGGTCAATCATAATTGTTGTTTTAACCATGTTAACACCAGTAGTTGTATCACTTTTAAATCTTTCTACTTGTGTAACATAAACTCCTGCTGTGCCTTCAATACCAGCACCACCAACAGCTTCGTTTGCCATTTTGTTTCCACTGGTAATTGTTATTGCACCAGTAGCTGCATTTTTAGATACAGTCTCAAATCCGTTTTCGGAACGGACTGGTCCTGAAAAAGTTGTATTCGCCATCTTTATCTCCTAGTTCAGTGATATAGTCCTCTAGGGTTGTCTGCCAAGCCAGTCTATATCAATTTATATTTCTTGGTAATTTATAGTATACATAAAAAAGGGGACTTATGTAAGCCCCCTTCTTAAACCTTTAAGGGAAAAGGTTGTTATGCTGCTCCAGGGCTTCCGAAAATACCTCTTGGATCTGAAAAACCAAAAGAATATCTTTCCCTTGCCTTGAATCTTACATTACCAGTATCAAAGTCACCTTCGATAGCTGTTTTTACTGGACTTCTTACGAATTGCTTTAATCCGTTTGGAGCATCAGTCATAATGAAGAAAGCATCTGTGTCAGTTAAATAATGATTAATTCTATAACCTTGTGGGATCATTCCCATTGAAGCCATAGCATTAATGTCATTATCAGCTGTTCCCACTCTTTGCGGAGTCTTTAAAATTCTCTCAGCAGTAAATTGTAATTCTTTTGGAATTATCAACTTAACACCTTGTAGAGATATTTTTAAACCTCTTTCATCAGTGAAAGCAGCAATGTCAATTAAAGATTGCTCAAGAGAAGTTTCTGATAAATCAGAAGCTGTCCCTAAAGTATTTGCCATTGTACCACCACTTAATAATGGGTGTGAAGCGTTACATAAAGAAACACCATCACCACCAGTGAAAGATGCGTTAAAAGCATTGTTAAGAACATTTGCAGCTTTAACTTGTTTAGTATTTGCCATACTTCTTGCTAAAGCTCTTGTGTATCTACCAGCTAATCTGTCATACAAATTATCTTCAATTGCTTCTTCGGTAATTGCGAAAGCCATAGCGATGGTTTCGTGTGTATACCTTGCAGTGAAAGATTCGTTTGCATCATCAAATTGTACTGCTCCGCCTTCTGATTTAACAGGGGCAGATCCAAAACCACTTAACATCACTTCTTCTTCAAAAGCTCTGTCAGATGACTCTGATGTAAACACCTCAGCATGTTCATTTTGATACCTGTTATATTCCAAACCGAATAAAGCATTCAGACCTGGTTCTAACTCTTTTACTAATTGTTGTCTAGATATTGCCATGCTTTATACTCCTGTTGTTGAAACTGTACCTTGGACAATAGATCCATTAGGTGCATTAAAATGATTATTAATACGAACGATCAACGGAATACCTGCTGCTGTAAAGTCAGAGTTTTCAGCATCCTCTTGAATCCCTACAATACGTAGAGGAAAAGCTGCTGTATCAGCTGCTGTACTTAAATCTGCGACAGCAGTAGAAATACCAGTAGTGTTATTACCACTATTTCCATTTGCAAATTGCACATTTAAAAATATTGCTGCTCTTATTTCAGCTTCAGTATCAAAACTTCCGCCACCAGCATCAGCTGCTATTACAAACAATTGATTTGGATCGTCATATACGAAAGCCTTTACTGGATGATTTGTATCAGCTCCAGATCCGGGCCAGTTATTTGAGAAAATTACTTCTCCAGTAGTACTAGAAACATACTCGCAGCCATAGAAAACACCTAAAATAGAAACCGTTCCACCTGCCGCAGCTTGTAAGTCATCAATAACTCCTGCTGCTGTAGGTATTACAGGCATCCCTTGGTAAATTCTATTGGTGTTTCCTGCGGCTATTCTGTATTCAGTAGTACCAGTAGTGTTGTAACTTGAACCTAACTTTGATAAAGGTCTCAAGCCAAACGATACGTTAGTATTAGCCATATTTTATTTCCTTATAAAATAATTATTAAAATTAACTCCCTTTACGAGAGCCACCAAAACTTACCCTAGATTGTCTATCAATATTGACAGGCATCTCGGGACGTTGTTCCCTTAGAATGTCTTGATCAACGGATTTAACTTGATCTGAAGTAATATTTTCAAAATACTTCCTGCGTTGCTCGACTATTTCTTCAGGTATCCTTGCCAACACAAGGCCACCAACCCCAATTAACCCCTGATACTGGCCTTCTCGAACCACTGGAAAATCATGATCACCGATTTGGGATTTTACTTCTTCAGCTCTTACGAACTCCCAACCTTCTCTAAGTTTTTTAGATACATTTCCAGTATCCATAAAACCGATGCTCTCAGTTCTTATCCAACGATGCTTAAATCCTTTTGGTGCAGGAGGTGCATCCAGACTTGATGGTGGAGTCCAAGCTTTAACTCTATCTTTTCTTTCACTTGAACTGCGTGAGGTTTTGTTTATCTTTTCGTTCATATATTACTCCTTCACGTATTTAGCGTATTCTTCTAATGGCACTCCGAGTTTTTTAGCTATCGCTACTTGTGACCGAGTGAGCGTCACTTTTCTGCGTCCTTGCTGTTTACGCCCCGCTGAGGCAACAGTTTGGATCGGTTTCTCTTTAGCAAACTTACCAGGAAAATTATCCTGTAGTTGTCTGTCAATTTCAGTATAGTAGTCTTCAGACTCTGGGTCAAACCCCTTTTGTACTAAATCTGAATGTATAGTGTAAGCAGCATTAGTCATAACTTTATCTTGACCAAACCATGAGTTAGTATCAGCCCAATCTTTAGCTCTTGAACTTGGTTCTTGCGGAACAACTTGTTGCTCTTGCTCTCTACTTACTTCTATGTTTTTACTTTGCTCTTCAATCTCCACCTTTCTCATTTTAGCTTTTTCTTTTTCAACAGCTAACCTAGTAAGGTTTTGATTTGCTTCCATCATTTTATCATAGTCTTGCTCTTGCATAGCACTTTTAAGTTGAGTTTTAACTTTATCAGTCTCAACATCAACTCTATTTTCATATTCGTTTACAAATTCTTTATCTGTTCTTTGTAAATCTGATTCTGTTTTCGAAAACTTTTGTTGTAAACCTTTTGCAAAATCTAGAGCAGCTCTTTCTCTTCTCTCAGCTTCTCTCATACGCCTAGTTAAACCATTTATTCTTTTTTGAACATTATCTGAGTGTTCAGTAAGATCGTCTTCACCAGACTCAGTTTTAACTATTTTTGCTTTTGTATCTGATTTAATGGTATCCGTGTAACCTAAGTCAACTTCACCTACCTCTAATTTTTCATCTTTATCTACTTGTTCTACAGAAATTTGTTTTTCTTCAATTCCGTCAGTATCTAATTCCACTGCATTTTCAGCCATACTATCTCCTTAAAATAGTGCGAGGACATCCTCGGGTTTTTTAATTGTTGCTATTATCTCATCGTCATTTAAAATCCTATGCTCTCCAAACTTAGTTTTAAATCTGGCTCCAGCATAACGACCATAAATAATAAATTGACCTTCCTTACACCAAGGTCCATCTGGAAACTTATCTTTATCTTTATAACATAAACTTCCCATTTTAACTACCAAACCTACTACAGTTGTGACTTCAATTGTTTCAGCTGTTTGATCTGATAATAAAATACCACCTTTTGTTTTTTTACTAGGTACATGTGGTCTTACTAAGATACGATAACCAACTGGATCGGGTAGACCATCCAAGTACTTACCTGTTTCCTCAGCTCCTCTAGGAACTAATGGTTTATCTTTTTTAACTTTAGGAATTATTAATTTAGGTGTTTTGGGTGCTACCAAAGTCATGTACGTTATTCTCCTTTCGTTGCAGGTCATTTAAGTCCTGTAGCAATGTTTCTAAAGCATTGATCTTGCCTCTAGCATAATTCAATTTTTCAATTGTGTCTACACTGTAAGCTATATATTCTTTATTTTCATCAATTTTTTTTCTTATTTGGTTTTTTATTATTTGAATAGTATCAATATCATACATAATTACACCTTATTTTTTCATGTTATCTCTAGCTATGCCTTTTGATTTCTCAAAGGATCTCATGGCCCCGAGTCCGAGGAGGCTCATAACTAACGTGACGAGTCCTTCCATTTCTAAACTTGGTGGCATTAAATCTGGGTTAAACATTACAGCAAACCAAGTTAATATAGGGCCAATAAAAAACTGCCATAATAAACCAAGACAACAAACCCACATTATTGCTGGCCGAGCTCCGCTTACAAATATACTAGGATGTTTAGCTTGTTCTTTATTAATATCTATTTGACCTTTGGCTAATTCATTTGCATGTTTCTCAGCCATAGTAGCAAGTTTGTGTGCTAATTCATTTTTTTTGTCTTTGTCCTCTACGAACTTTCCGATTAGTTTTGTCGCTGGTCCTATTAAGCTTAGTAAGGTCATATGGTAATCCTTTCAGTTTATTCCAATGTTGTTGACAATAATATTTAAATTTCTCATAATCTACGGCTTCTTCCTCACAAAAAGAACATTTTTTGTGTGCAATAGCTGCTCTCCATGCTTGATCAAATGTTTTCATCATGTCGTTTATAAATTAATTTACGATCTCCTCTACGAACTTCTTTAAATCCAATTTTTTGTAAAGACCAATCAATAGAAGTCATGTTAAATGTTTGATGATCATCCATAATAATTAAACTTTCGTCTTCCATATTTCTCATACAAAACTGTATTTGTTGATTTACTGCTAAAGTAGTATGAGGACCATCCAAATGAATTACAGAATACTTATCATGAATATATGTTTGTCCATTAATAGTTAAAGGATAACCATCTTTCATAACTTTGAAAAAATAAGTATCTGGAAACTCAAAAAAAGCAAATTGTGTATACTTATGTAAGTCTATTAATGTTTCAACTTTCATATAATCTGTATAATCTTTTACAGTAGGAGAACTATCATCACAATGTTGGTAATTTAGACTACCGTAAGGATCAACAGCAATATGTCTATAATACACTGCTCCCTTAGATATTACAGCGTCCATTATTGTTTTAGAACCAAGCCCTCTTCTCAACCCTATTTCGCACGTTAGGACTATATCGTTTAACTTTAATTTTTGTATTTCTTCTGTTATAAATTCGTATTCTAAAGAATCGCCAGCAATCATTTAACACCAGTAAATTTTTTTCCTTTAAGTTGTATATCACTTATACCTTGTATATCACTTTTTACACCAGTTTCACGATGAGGGCAACCATAACTTCCTAAATCTGATAAACCTCCAATTTGTATCATAGTTATTCTTATACCTTGTGGGTTTGGTCCTTTTGAAGGAGGAGGTCCAAAATTTTTACCTTTCATTGTTTTTCTCCATATCATTTAAAATTTTCATTTCATTTAAATCAAGTTTTTCGTCAGCTACTCTTATTCTTTCTTTACCAGCTTCTTCTGCATCCTCTCTTTTCATTCTATCTAAATCTAACCTTTCTGCAAACTCACCTGATTTTCTTTGCATGTCAGCTGCATTTTCTTGAGCCTTTCTTTGCATATCCATAGCTCTTAAATCTAATTCTTTTTGTTTTAAAGCTACCAATGGATCTGGTTTTTTACCGCCTTGTTCTGATTCTACGTACATTGCTGTAAGTACTCCTACTTGTTCTGCTATCATACTTTCTGTTTCTGCTAAATACGATTGTGGATCAACTTGTTCTAGTTGCACTAAGTCTGGTCTATTTGTTTTAACTTCCATTAAGACTTGTGCTCTTGCTTTCATAGAAATATGTTCCATGACATGCGATAATAACAAAGCGTTAACCATAGGATTTACTTCAACCATTCTAGTTTTCATAAAAGCAACATGAGTAGCTATATGAGCGTCATGGTTTTGAAAATAAAAAGCTTGTGGTATTTCCATACGTAAAGATTTAGCATTTTCTGCTCCTGGATCTGCTGGAGTTGGTTTTTTTTCGGGTTTTAATAATTTATCTATATCTTTTGTGCCCATTGCTAAATAAACTCTTTTATAAGCCTCTCTTAAATTGTGCATTTGAGGATTTGACTGAGCTATTTGTAATTGCTGGCTAGCTAAAGTAATTCTTTGAGATAAACTAAATATAGTTGGGTCAGCAACAGGAATAATATCCACTTCTGGACTAAAATCTACTTGTTTTATCATATTATTACCGCCAACCACTGCATAAGGGTAACTTGGTGGTAAGTATGTTCCAAAAACGTCAGCTAAAAGTCTAAATTCAACTCTCATAGAGTAATAACAACGCTTATGAATAGCACTCATGACCCTAGAACCACGTTCTAGTAGTGCTAATGTACTACCAACAGCTCGATTTTGCTTATCTTCTCCAGTTTGCATGTCTAAAGTACCAGCAAATTTCTGTCCTGCTTGAACTACAAAACCTAAAAGCTGAAAAAGCGTACCACTTGGCTCTTTAAAAGGTAATAATTGAAACTGATCTTTTATATTTCCTCCAGGGGCATCTACATCTCTAAATTCACCTGGTTGAAAAGGCTGATCATCATCTCTAATCCTTAATCCTCTTGATTTAAAACCAGCTGGAAGATTACTTAACGTACCAGCATCTAATAATTGACGTAATGCAGCAGTAGCGGTTCTTGATAAACCACCAATCATGTGTATTAAACCAAAACCATAGAAACCTAAACCCGGTAAAAACTTATAATGTACAAAAAACTCTCTTCTCTTAAAAAACTCATCTTGAGGAGAATAGTTTCTGTAAATAGATAATATCTCTTGAGAGCCTTCATCAATAGTAACGATGTAAGGTATCTTTATATTTTTTTCTGAGTTCTCTACTTCATATTCTTCTATATCTAAATCTACATGTATCTCAAGAACATTAAATTGATTATCGGTGTCATCATTTCCTTGAACACCATCTATCTGATCATATTTGTCTTGAACTTCATTATCATCTTGACGAGAAGGAAGTATATCTACATCTCTATAAAAACCACCTCTCTGTTTTTTTAAGATGTCGTTTTCGCTCATCTTTATAACATGTGTTATTCTTTCGCAATCTTTTAAATCAGTCGCGTAATAAGGAACAACTAAATCTTCAGCTGGTATAAACTTAGCTACTGCTCTATCCATAACATCATCATAGTATATTTTTTTAAAAGCAGAACCTGCTAAGGGTAGATAAAAAAGTAATTGATCAAAATCCGTTGTATACTCTTCCATTACTTCAGTAATCATGTAATTCATAAAATCTTTAACACGATGAGCTTGTTGTTCTTTTTCTGGAGTATCATCTCCAATTACTTGAGTATTAACTGGCCCTTGAGCTGGAAGTAATTCTTTAAATGCTTGAGCTTGAAATTGTGTAACAGATTCAGCTAATAAAGGATGTGTTACGGAACTTGCTCCAGCAAAAGGTTGATTGTCAGAATTGTTTTTAAAACCTAATAAATCTAAACCAGATATATAAGCTTTTTCCCAATCTGATCTGGACTCTTTATCTTTTTTATAATCTGTTATTAGATCGCCAGATAACCTAGATAGTATTCTATCATCTAAAGTTTCTGCAAGATTAGAATAAAAGTCATCTTCTTCCTCTATCTCTACTTCTTCAGAACCATCTTCTTGACTTTCTTCAATCTCAACATCAACAGGGTCATCACCTAAACTAATACTTGGTTCTTCAGCATCCTCGTCAATAGGTCCTTCTGTTTCAACAACTTGCTCTTCTAAAATTTCATCATCTTGTGCCATATTATGTAAGCCTTGTTTTTTTAGTTTTAATTTCTTTTTTGCCTGGGCATTGTACAAAAGTTCCAGCCTTAGCACCAATTGTTTTTGCACTTTTTCTAGATAAAACTGCAATGTCTTCTATAGGTAAGGCATACATTGCCCCTCTAGATATATCAGCAGAACGAAGTTTTCTATTTTTTCGCTCAACAATAGAAACTAAATCTGGAGCGTCTATACTAGGTGGTTTTTTTCTTTTTAATAACTCTTGAGCAAATTTTAACTGCTCGATATTTCTGTTAGCTTTTTTTCCCATAAATTACCTTACCACTTAAATATGTTTTGTGCTAGTCCACCTTTTACATATCCTTTAATAGGTATATCTTTAAACTCTGGTTTTACTTTAATAGCAAAGGACTCGTAATAATCTTCTCTATAATACTCTTTTGGATTTCTCTTTACAACCTCAATATCACCTCCTCTGTAATAAGTAGGTATATCACCTATTTTTTTTAAAGCCTCATACTCATCTTCTGTAAAAGCAGCAATATGTTCAATAAAATCTTCTTCTTCTCCTGTGTCTGCGTTAATAGCTTTTCTTGGTTTTGTTATTTTAATTACTTTACTTGGGTCAGATTTAGCCACTCTTATGGTTTTTACTTCAGTCCCATACTCTTCAGCAAACTTTCTCATAAAATTTGGTATAGTTGCACCACTAGAATCTGCTTTTTTAGGACCATCTCTTGTATTTAATGAAGCAAAGTTTTTTCTACCTTTAGTTACTTTTCTTTGCATCTTAGATAAAAGTTCTTGATATTCTCTTTGTATTACATCTTGATAACCAGGTTTATTATCATATTTACTACCCATAATTCTTTCTATTGTTTTCATTTCTTTTTCATTAATTTTACCTGCTACTCTCTTAGATATATCTCCAGCTCCTCTTTTATTACCATAAAACTCTAAGTTACCAAGTCGTGCTTGATCTTTATGATGTACAACTTCATAAGGATTAATTGTGACCCAATCTAAATCTTCTTTTGCAGCTTTACGTATTGCGTATTTTATACCTAATGCACCCCATTGTTCTTTTTTAGCAAAAGGTAAGTAAGGATGTGTACTTGAAGGTCTTGTGTTAACAGTAGGTATAAGTTCTTGTATCTCTTCGTACTTTATTTGTAACTTTTTAAGTTGATCAAGATCCTTTCTAGTCATACCTACACCTTTAGCAGTAAGTGCAGACATCTCATCTGATATAGTAAGTAACCTATCTCTATACAAATCAGTACCAACTGCATCTAAATTAAATTTATTATTTCTTATAGCGTTTTCAGCAGCTTCATCAAATAAAAAATTACTTCCTATTTCTGGGTTTGAAGAAGGTTTAGTTATTAAATCATTTTTTTGTTGAGCTGTAAGATTTCTTTTTAAATAACCCTCATAATAAGCTTCCATACGTGATGGAGAAATATCATCTGACATATTTCTTATATAGTCATCTCCCATACTAAGGTTTTGCATAGCATAACTTTTAAATTTTGTTTTTTTAAAATCAGCAACTTCTTTTTTAAACTTACGATAATTTTCTGGATTGTTTCTTATGGCTTGCATCTCTGCATTAAACCTACCCTCAAACTTATCTGCTTTCCTTGCTTTTATTGCTTTCATTACTGCTTGATTTATATCACTTTGCATTTCATCAATAGATAAAGCTTTTCCTCCTCCATCTACTTGACGGGTACCTCCTCTTATATGAAGAATTTGACCTTCATTGCTTTTACCAAATATATCTTTATGAAAATGACCAGACTCAGCAGGTACTGCACGAAAACTAGGAACAGTTTTTCTAACATCATCCATTAATCTTTTATCTACAGTTATTAATGATTCAAAAAAGTTTTCTGTACCCATTATTCTATAGGTCTCCCAATCTGGATACTCATTGTATGGTATTTTATTTTTTAACTTACTTACTTCTTTATACGATTTAGATAAATCAAATACAGATTTTTTTAAATTTATAACATCGGCATCCGTTCTATTTGTAAGCATTTTACTAAGCAATATACCTGAATTTTCTGTTTTTGTTTGTAATTCTTTAATTGCTTCCCTAATAGTTTGATTAGGGTCTGTTATTTGATAAGGCCCTTTATAATTTAAAGAGCTTACAGGTTTATCTAGAAAAGAGTTAAGTCTTTGTCCATCCACATCTTCTATTCCATCTGCTACTCTACCACCTAATCCGTCAATCATTTCTCTTAATCTTTTAATAGGTTTAAGAGCACCCGTGAACGGATTACCATAAATGCTTGTATTACTAGTACCTTTTTTTAATCCTTGACTAGATATAAGAGAAGCACTTCCTTTAGCCTGTTCTAACTCATTTTTTACTTCTTGTAACTTTCTATACTTACTTGAGTTATTAACATCTAGGTTTAACAGTTTAGTGTCAACTAATGTTGTCAAATCTTTTAAATTTAATTTTTGTAGGTTACCTTCTTGTGTTCCAGCTAAACCTTTAAAAATAGATTCTGTAAAACTATTTAAAGTCTCTGCATCTTTTTTAAAAAAATCAGAAGTATACTCTGTAACTTTTAAATTATTTGCTGGTGCGTTTTTTATTAAACTTAAAATAGTTAAAGGAGATATACGTATTTGATTATCCTTTGAACTTTCTTTATTAATATCTTTTATGTATTTTAAGTAACCATCTATCAAATTACCTTTTTTATCATACTTAGCTAAGTTAGCATCTGCTATCTCATCCATTGTAACTATCGACTGTGCTTTCGGATTAGCTCTATTTAATGGTATAAAATCAGCTTTAGTACTCATTCTGCTTTTAAAAAGCTTTTCCCAATGTGAGACAGGCATAGGTTTAGCAGTTTGAGATAATGTTACTACTGAATCAAATAAAGTAGAACCTACTCCGTATAAGTCTCCAGCAAAAGCTCCTCCTCCTAAAGTAAGAGGTTGTTGAGCTACAGATTTTTTAAGGTCATATAAAAATTGATTTTCTTTTTGTAAAGTAAGTTGAGCCTCTTTTTGTGCAAGCTGTCCTGGTGTCAAGGGTTTAGCAGCAGTTATATCATCTACTTTATCTACTGGC